TAACGTAATATTCAGTTTGTTTTCTTTTTGCCATTACTGTGTATGCCACGGTTTGCCTTACATAATCATATATCAAGTATACCACTGTGTCACCGATCTGTCAAAGGGGGTTGACAAATCCTCAGAACCTCAGTAGGATAACTCTGTCAGGGTTCAAGAGAAGTAGTAGCTCTTAGCTTTTATCAAAGATATTTTCTAGAGTTTTTTTCATCTTTTCTACAGATCCTAAGTATCCAGAATCTCTAGGTAGTTTATTACCATGACCGCTAGCGGATCGTCCAGCGTCAAGTCTTGTAAGTGTTTGTTTGTAGAAATCAGAGATCTTCCCTTCTACTTCAGATATGGTAATAATTTTATCTCTATCAATTATAAACATTTGATCAAAGGTTGCTTGGATCCATTCCTTTAATTGAAATCCAGAAACTTCAACTTGACCTTTCTTTTGTCTAGCTGTTTCTACGACTAAAGGTTTTTCTAACATGATCTTATCTTCGTCTGGTAAATAACAAACTTTAGATACCAATTCTTCACCAGATACTAATTTAATAGTTGCATAAAATTCTTCTTCCATATTTAATTTGCTCTTAGGTTTACTTTTATAACCTCATACTTAAAGTTCTCTTCATTGTAAATTGTAACTCGTTCGTTCAAATGTCTGAGAGTATAATTCTGTCCGCCAATGTTATCAGCGATATCATACAAGGTTGCTATATCTTTTCCTTCGCCTTTCCTGAGGACACGTCCGATGGACTGGAGGTTACGAATGCGAGACTTACTAGGGGAAGCAAAAATAATGTTGTGTAGTCTTTTGATGTTAATACCTGTAGAGAACGTACCGTATGATGCGAGGATTACGGCGTTGTTTTCGGTTTCAGTAAGTTGTCTTACCTGTTCTCTATCTTCTACATCAGTACCACCGTGAACAAAAAATAATTTTCGTTCGGGGTCTATGTTGTTATTTATCAATTCATAAAGTGGTTCCCCATGCTTTTCAATATAGTTAAATAGCACTAGGGTGTTACCCTCAATGTCTTTGATTAAATTTTTGATAAGGTTATTTCTACCAGGATGCGATACCAGATATTCCATTTCATCATGGTATGTGTCGAAATACTGAGGAGCATGATTACAAAGCAACACTTTGATTCTAAACTTGCTAAGATAACCTGACTTAATTAGATCATCCGTTTTAGTAACTTGTTCACAATCACCAAACAATCCTTCCAACACCCACTTGTGAGTCTTACTCCCATCTAAGGTACCAGTAAAACCAAACCTATATTTTGCGTTATGCAACTTAGTCATGATTCCTGTTAGTGATTTTGATTTAAATAGGTGTGCCTCATCACCGATAACACAGTCAATATCATCAAAGTATCTTTTGGGGAACTTGTAGATGGACTGCCAGGTTGAAATAATAATTGGTTTGTCAGAATTTTTATCTTTGCCCGAATATATCTTATGCACATGGTCGTCCGCATTCCACCCGTAATCGTTAAAGTCATTGACCATCTGTTCTACCAAGGACGTAGTAGGTACGATGATCAAAGTTTTCTTGTTGGTAGCAGTATAGTATCTGACGAGGGAATAGATCATCAAACTCTTTCCACTGCCCGTAGGAGAAAGTAAGAGCTTTCTATTATTTTTAATTGCTTCGTAGACAGCACGATACTGATACACTCTGGGTTTAATTTCAGATCGTGTAATTTTATTCATGTAAGTTTCAATGCCTGCGTATGAAACAAAGTCATTAGTTTCTTTGACTTCTCCATACCAGTCATTGGTTTCATACTCAACTTTATATTGTCTCTCGTCTGCCCATACTTGTAGGTGTTTCATCAGACCACCATAAAGTTCGCCTGTACCTGGGGAGTACAAACGAATAGTTCCATCCCAGTATTTGTATCTGGGATTCTTCTTCAGGAACTTTGCTTCTGGAACTTCAAAAGAAAAATAGTCCGAGAGCTCATGATGGACATGAGGTTCTGCGGACTGAATAGTAACGTAAACTTCGTTTTTCTTTTTGATACTAAGGGTGGTCATCATTGTCCATTAACGAATTTCTCCCACTCAATGGCACTCTTGACCTGGAAACCTCTATTAGAAATTTGACGCATGACTTGATCTAACCAGTAAAGCATCTGGTCTAAGTATTTGATCTTTGCCTCAAGGTTGATGATCTCTTCATCTGCCTCAAGGTAAGTTCTCATTTTCTCTGAAGTCTTTATGCTTGATCCGAATGGTTTAGCGGCGTATGTCTTAGCGTCTGCTTCGCCAGAGTAATACTCACGTTTATTCTTTACCAGTTTGCGGGTCTCAAATTCCAGCGAGGTCTTGATCTGCTGAATGTCAGTGTAATGGTTTAAGTATTTATTGTGTTGGAAAGGGATGGATAATGCGAGTTGTCCTAGATCTGTGGTATACTGTTTGTTCTTAAATTGGAAGTCAACTGCAGAATCTTCTGTCCATTGCTCTCTTAAGTTTTCAAATTTATTATGTAGAGAATCAAAATTCATAGAGTAGCAAAACCTTCATCACGGAAAAATATTTCTTGGAATTTAAAACTTACAGATGCAGTAATATACTCCACATCGTTTACCGTAGCACTAAAATTCAATCCTGTCAATGTAAATGGGAAAACATTTTTTAGTTCTATAATGTGATTACCATTCATTGAAGATGATAGAATGTGTAACTGAGCATTAGTATATTCTGGTTCGTATGGTGGAGATGATCCTACTTCTCCTGCATTTCCGTGCAGCATCATCCAGTTACGAATAGCGGTATAGTTAACTAAATCCTCGTCAATAATAAAATCTACAGTAAAGTCCCCAAAGGTGACACCACCTCCAGGGGCAATAGGAAAACTCCTAAAACGTGTAGGAACATCAATAATAGGCATACTAATATCAGGAACATTTGCGGATTGACAGAAGAAATCTGTGCCCTCAAATTTTTCTAATTTTAGTAAAAACCCAACAGGGTTTAAGAAATTCCTATTCTTAGGTTGTTCCTTATACCACTCAGCTGCCATGTCAACTTCCCAAGCTACCTAGTATTTATGGGTTGTCTGGATCTAGTCCTAGTTCAATAAGATAGTGTCTCCACCACATTGGATCTCTTTGCTGCTTCCATTCTGGAACAGGTAATCCCTTCTCTGAGTAATATTCTTTTAAAGCAGCGTCAATTTTCTCTGCTATTTCCAACCGCTTAATCCTCTTTTGTAAAATGTCCATCCGCATTGTTAAATTACAATTTTGAGCGAAGGTAATAGTGGTGGGATTACTCCAATGAGTCGAAGTAAACCCTCAGCAAAAAGTGCGAGAACAACCCAACCAACACACATACTGATAATTCCAGCGTTACGATTATGTTTTCGTATAGCATCGTCAATCATCTCCTGAACTTTTTGTTCTGTAACGTAGTGTGGCGGTTTAATCTCGATCATTCTATGTGCCATTTCTCAGGAGATATCTTCACTATTCCAGAAATCCTCCCAATCAGCAGGGGAGTCAGTAACATCTTCCCAAATTGGTTCATACAATGGGCAAGGTTCTTCCATCATGATATTGTTTTTCATATCCAATATTCTCTTGTATAGTAATTTATAATTTTTACCAGACATCTTCCTCCTCTTCGTCATCATAGAATTCGTAAGGACCATGTTGCATACGCTTTAGTTTTTCTGTTTCAGCACGATATGATGTTGCTTCTGATATCCAGATAGCAAGTTTCATTACAATAAAAACTATTGCTAGTGGTGACAAACAAAATAATAATACTAAAGAAGATTGATTCATGAATTATATTCTTGTAGAATATCTATGACTTTATTGAGACTATGGTGAGCACCTTTTAGCCACTCTTCACCAGCCTCATCGTATTTTCCTTCATACAAATCTGTTTTCAATTTAAACACTTTGGCATCCATGTCAACCTTATGGACTCTTCCCCTAGGCATAATATTACAGCAATTTGCACTTCTATTTAAGCATAAAAAAAGAGACCCCGCAGGGTCTCTGTGTTGATATCGTAACGATACCGTATCTGTATCACATGAGGTTCTGAACCAGAACACGTCTGTAATACTGGTTACGTGATGCAGTAAGTGTCTCTGCGTCAGCGGTACCGTTCGCTTGTACAACGAATGGGTTTGCAACCATACCGTAGCGGGTCTTAAAGCCAATCTTGGGCTGGAAGCTGCTAGGGTCGATGCTGCGTAGCATCTGGAGGGGTACATATGGGCAATAGAACAATCCAGCATCATAAGGGGAAGTACCCTTATAACCAACTACGTAGTAGTGGCTGTTGGAGACGTTAGCGGAATAAGGATCAACATAGACCTTAATGCGTCCGTTCATGGTACCTACAAGGAGGTTACCAGTGTCATCAACATCACCGATGGAAGGACCACCAGCGCCAGTTAGACCTGAAGAATAGTCAAGGGTGCCAGACATGGCAAGAGCGGAAGCTACATCAGCAGAAGTGATGATGAAGTTGCCCTTTCCTCTACGAGTCTGCTGCGCGATCGCGTTAGCATCTCTTTCGATCTGGAACATAAGTCCCTTAAACTTCTCAACCGACCAACGACCGTTGGAGTCAACGTCAAGGTCAAACTTACCAGCAGCGGCAACGTTGTTCTGAGCACCAGGCTTAGCAACGGTGTAGACGGTACGGACGACTTCGCGGTTGATTTCAGCAAGGATCTCACTAGACAGAAGGTTAGCAAGTTCTTGCTCAGCGTCAAGACCGTGGATTGCCTTAAGGTCTTGTGCCAATTCCAAAGTGTACTCAGCTTTGAGTGCTCTGGTGTTAGCAGTAACAGCAGTCTTCTCGATGCTGAAACTCATTTCGTTGAATAGGGTGCTACCCGATCCTAGAGTTTCGGCGTCTTCTCTTGCGATGCCTCTGAGTCCACGCTCATAGGTACCACCGTCGTTAAGGAGACCAGGGTTAGCATCGGTGGTGCCACCGTCGCCAAGTGGGTTGTTGTCGTCAGTTCCAAGAGGTGTGTTGTCGTATGCACCAGGACCTGCAGAAGATGCAGAGAAGTTCGCATCGGGCTCGTTGTAGAGTGCCTCAGCGCCTGCACGTAGTGCTCTGCTGTCGTCTTGGTAGTGTGACTTCATTGCGAAGATAAGTCCAGTAGGACCGCTCATAGGCTGAACGCCACAGATGTCATATGCTACGAGGTTAGGCATAGCACGACGGATCAAGCTGATCATTACAGGGTCGAAACCTGCAAGTCCACCTTGCTGAGTGGTGACACCACTACCAGATAGTGCATTGCCACCGATAGCACCAACAGTGTTGGATGCCTCGTTCATCATACCGCGATCTTCACGCATCGCGTTTTCGGTATTTTCTAACAGTACAGCGGTAACAGCCTTTCTATAATTGTCTTTGATGGTAACAGAACCTTCATGACCTAGAACAGGTGCCCACTTTTCTGTTAGAGCTTGTGCGTTAAACATTTTGTGCTCCGTTGAAAAATTGGGGGATTAATTTAATATCAGTTAGCCCAGCGGTCAAGTGCTTGCATGTACGCTGCGATTGCAGGTGATACATCTTCGGCACCCTCAACTGGGGTTTCATCAGCGACCTCGCTTTGAGGTGCAGCTGCTTCTTTGAAGTAAGACTCCTTAATGGTAGTAACCTTTCTGGAGAATTCCTCAGTAGAAACAAACTCTAGACCCTCAGCAAGTGCTGCGAGTTTTTCTTTTTGAGTATCTGCGAGTCCTTCTGACACAGTGGACAGAATATTGAGTTTTGCAGTCTCATTAAGACGGGATTGTAATTTCACATTTGCTTTGACCTGTTCGTCAAGGCGCTCTTCCATTTCACGAATTGATTGAGACATACCTTCAACCACATCGACTTTCTCGTCGGGGATTGCGATATAGTGCTCTTCAAAGAGATTCTTGAGACCTGCGATGAAGTCTTCAGTAATCTCATTTTTGATGCCACGATCAACAGCTACTTGATTTTCTTCTAGCCATTGTGTGACTGCGTAGTTTACAGTTCCG